TAAAGCAACAGGAACTGGTCTTCCACGCACTGTAGGGCAAGCCGTTTCTTGGGCACTTAAAGAAGTTCAACAGAGCAGCGAAAATTGGTATTACCGTTGTGAAACATTTGTTGAAGCCGCCTACGGTAGAAGAGGCCGCTATGACGACCCTTATGAAAACTGGGATGTGGCGGTTCGTGAAGGGCGTGCGCATACAGGAAAAGACGCGCCTCCCGGAGCCATGGTTATTTGGGGTGGTGGAGCACACGGTCACGTAGCCTTGTCATTAGGTGGCGGAAAAATTATCTCTACTGACATTTTGCGACACGGTAAACCAGACGTTACAACTATTGACTACTTAACAAGAGCGTGGGGAAAACCTTACCGAGGATGGGTGGACCCTGCAAAAGGCCATCCTTTAAATAAGTATGCACGACCAATTTCAGCAAGTTTGTCTACAGGAGTTGCAAGTAACTCAACTTCTAGGGCTACTTTGGCCGGAAGATCAGGAAGTAATAACTCTTTACTTGCTCCTCCATCACTTTTTGGAGAAGGCCCTCTTACCACGTCTGAATCAATAGGTGTTTCAGGGTCTATGTTCAGTTTGTCAGGGTCTTTAGGAAATGCTGGGGATACCATGCAAAACCTCTATGGCTTTAATAGGGCTGCAGGCAACGCTGGTTTCCCCGGATACTCCGGAGGTGCTTGGAACCTTTCAAAAGACCATACTGCAAATGTACACGCCGGAGAAATGATTATCCCTGCTGGAACTGCCGAAGTACTTCGTACTGCTATGCGTGAATCATTAGCGGGACAAGGTGGCGGTAAAACCGTTAACGTTACTTTAAAGATTGAAAAAGCAAGTGACGAAGAAGCCATGAAATTTGCAAAACAAGTTAAAAAACTGTGGGAAAACGATAACCACATTAGTACTCTAAGGAGTAAGTAGTATGGCTTACAAAGCACCCCCTAAAGGAAACGCTTTTTCTTACCCGTCAGGAAAATACAGTAGTGCTTCTTTTACTACGACTGATGTAGACATTAATGCGCCCATGGTGTCTGAAGCGTACCCTGCCATGAAAATTCACGATACAAGTCGGCAAGAAAGAATAGAGGCTCAAGAAATTCTCGGGGTGTCTGGTTATCACCCTTTAAAAAAAGGGTTGCTTATCTCTGATAAAGAGTACGTAAAAAACTACAATCAAGAACCGGGCATAGATAACACGCATAAACTTTACGGGTTTAGGTTTTTGTATAATCCAACTACTATTTCTATGGGCTATGGGTTTGCAGATGGGTTTGACCCAAGCCTTTTACTTTCAGGGCAAGACCCTTTTAATTTTGTAACGCCTATCAACGGTAGTACTTTTCAATTATCATTATTGATTAATCGAATTGATGACATGAAGTACTTAGATAAGACGGGTATTAAGGCCCAAACAAACCCTTATCCTCGAAAGATTAGCGATGATACTGCTAAGAAGATTAGAAAAATGGGAACGATGTACGACATTGAGTACTTGCTTTCTGTCATTTCTGGTTACAAACTTAAAACTAAATTCCGAGGAAATACCGCTGATTTTGGTTACCTTGGCGGAACTCCGTTTTTATTAAAGTTAAATGAGTACATGAAGTACTCTGTGTACTGTAGTGGGCTTACAGTAGACCACGCTATGTTTGACCACCGCATGGTTCCTACGCTAACTAATGTAAGCATAACCCTTACCCGCTATGTAGATAACTCTACAACAGTAACTCATGATGACCCGCCCCCTGCTGGTAAGAGTACCACTTCTACTCCCACGCCTAGTACAGCAAGAGTGCCTGCCACTACTAATGGGAAACCTAACAAACTTGCAGGAAAACAAATACCTGTCGATGTGTCAGGAGGGTCTGCGGCAGCGGCTATTTCTACACAAACTTTTCAACACACTTACGTCATTCCTTTTGGTACTAATTTATATAACCAAGTTCTTGGAGGCGCTACAGGGTCTCTTGATCCCGTTACCCCATCTGCAGGAGTATCTGCTTCTGGGGATAGAGACGTAAATAGACTTCTTAATTATCTTAAAAATCATAAGTACAAATACAATGCGCATTTAAAAACAAGAGACAGTGGGTACAAAGTACCAGTAGTTAGTTTTGTTATGCCTTTGAATGAAGACCTTCCTACGTGGGTGCATTTATCATGATTTACATTGATAGTCGTTACGCAGAGTCTTACTTAACGTACATGTGGGATACCAGACTAGAAACACATCAGTTAACTGCTCTTCGTAAATGGCCTACAGGGTATGGTGCTTTTAATACGTATGAATGGGTAGAGGGTAACCGGTTAGATCAAGTAGCAAATAACTTTTATGGTACGCCTAATCTTTGGCACAAAATTATGGACTACAACCCTGAAATTTCTGACCCGTTAAATATTAAACCCGGAACGGTATTAAGAATTCCACATGAATAATTACTTAGGTCAACAAAAACGAGGAACTTCATACCTTGTTAAATACTTAGGGATTCCTTCATTGGAACTTCAACCTTCAGTTATCCATGTACACATGGCGGAAGCATCGCATGATGTAGCAGTAATGTTTTATCGTGGAGAAAATGTAAAATATGGACCCGCTTTAAAAACAGGGTCTCCTGTACAGATTACTTGGACTGCCCCTAAGGCCTCGGGAGAGTTTATTGGATACGTATCTTCCATAACTCCCGCCTCTGTAACGGGTTTTAATAACCCTTTAAAGATAGTTTGTATTGGTGCGTCTTTTCCTTTAAAGAATAAAGTAACAACTATTTATGTAGATAAGTCAGCAACCGATGTAGTCAAAGAAATAGGTGCAAAGCACAACCTTCGCGTTGTAACTACTGACCATCCTTTAAAATTTCCTCAACTTAGTCAATCGGGCATTTCTGATTGGGAGTTTCTGTGTGAGTTAGCAGAACGAATTGGTTACGGACTTAGAGTAGACGGAACAACTATTGTTTTTAAACCTCGTTCTGAACTATTTGAAAACAACTTAACTGCTGCGCCAGTATTTAGTATGGAGCAACCTGTTGCACAAGATTTAATTTTTTCTCGTACCCTTATTTCTTTTGAGCCTTTAATTGCAGAGTACTTAGATACTTCACAATTATTTGGAACCAATCAAACAGGCGTTAACCATGCTTGGGCTACTAAGAGTGTTCAAGGAGTTTCTCCTACAACGGCTTTAATAATAAAAAATAAAGCAGATGAATTAGATGTACCTTTAGATGAAAGAGTACGGACTACTGTTACTAAAACACTATTTGATGACGCGTCTACTAACCATGTAGTGCACACTGATGAAGAGGCTCGTACTGCAGTTAAGTCTCACATTGAAAAATCTAGGTTCTTTTTACCTGCCCGAGCCGTCTGTGAAGGCGACCCTAGAGCCAAGCCTTACATGCCCGTGTACGTGGTAGGAACTAGTCAAGATACAGACGGGTACTGGGTAATTAAAGAAGCCACCCACATTCTAGAACCGGGCGCTAAATACACTATGGAGTTGATACTTCATACGGATGGGGTTGGGGAGAGTAGGTCCGTTGACCCTCCTGAATACTCTTTAAAAGAACTTACTGTTACTGATAATACTCAGACTTTAAGTACCCCTCAATTAGTTTCAAAAGGGGTTGCTGTTAAGGAAAAATCTACAAGTTTTGAAGGGTATCCTGAGAGATGGCAGGCTACTTCTGGGGCTTCCGGTTTAAAAAGACAGAGTTCAACAATCCCAAAACTTAGGAGGGGAAGAGTATGATAACACCTGCAATCTCATTTCCTTTTACCATTGATGCTTCAGGAAGCGTAGCACTGGCAGATACTGAGGCAAAAGTATGGGCTGACCGAGTGTTAGCAGTTATTGGCACTGTTAAAGGTGTTCGTGTGTATCGTCCAAGTTTTGGCTGTGACATTAATTACGCTCTTTTTGAAGTGCTGGAAGACATTAACGGCGGAATTGAAGAGGCAGTCGCAGAGGCTTTTGATAAGCACTTACCTTTATTAACTTTTGTTGGATTAGAAGTAACTCCTTCTTATGATGAGACTACTGCTAATTTAACCCTTTATTACGATCTACCTAATGAGTTGGCTGCTTCTGTAGAGGTAGGAATTGCGTACATTTCAAACACAAGCCCACTTTATGAGGAGTTTTAATGGCTGCTGATCCTTTACCAATTCAATCATCGATTGATTACACTTCTAGAGACTTCTACGCTCTACGTAATGAACTTATTGCACGCGTACAGTCTCGGTTGCCTAATTGGACAGGTACTGACCCTTCAGATTTTGGGTTGA